AATTCTAGTCTTTTAGGGTCAGCTTCTTTTACTAATCTATATCCAAATTTTTTAGTGTACATATTGTTAGTTACTCCTTTAGGACCGGCTTTTGGGCCTCGTCCAAAAGAAGCACCAACATTTTCTCCTGTTTGGCCAGAAGTAAATCCAGAATTACTAGATATAGTACTAGTTTCTTTAAGTTTATATTTGTACTTACCCATTGATAGATTTAAATTCGTTCAAAAGTTCATAATATTGAAGAATATTAATAATTTCATTATCTCCTATTTTGCTAGTTTTAGACAATGGAACCAAGAATTTAATAACTTCATTCAATTTAATTTGAATTGCCTTTTCAGTAATATTATTAGATAAAAGTGTTAATTCCTTTTTAATTTCTTCAACTTTTTGATTATAAAAAGCTTTTAGTTTAGGTGTAGAATCTACAGATTCAACAAATTCTTTTAAAACTGTTTTTTGTTGAGAGCTTAAAGTAGAATATTTTTCATTAAATTTATCTAACAAAATTTTATATGTTAAAATTCTAACATCTTTATCATATGTTTGAAATTCTGTTATAACATCATCTGTTACCTTTTGCTTGTTGATATCTTTTAAAGTAATTGTTTCTAACAGATTAATTTTGTTTTCTATAATTTGGGTTGGGTTCGGATTAGGCGAGTTATATAACTCGATTAACGTATATAAACTGGCATATGCTTTGTAATTGGGTAATTTGGTTTTAAAGAAATCGTCTGAATTGTAGTGTGTGAGAATTTCTTTTACTAAGTTAAATTTTTGTCTTTTTATAGTTCCTCTATTTAGTCCCTTAGATAAGTCTATAATAGAATTTAGCACTAATTCTGCTTTTCCTTCGGTTAAATTTTTGTATTTAGATAAATTTTCATATAGCTTATATTCTTTTCCTAATTCTGTTTTAACAAAATACTTTTTTAGAATATTAACAGCTTTTGATTCTTTACCGGATAAAGTATCAGATGTAATTTGTCTTACAAGTAACTCAAAGAGTATCCCAGTATTTTTAACTTTCGAATGTTTAAATTTCATTCTATTTTATTATATTTTATTATAAATATACAAAAATATTTATTCCGTCAAGTTTTCTTCGTCTAGGAATGAAATTTCGTTAGACAGTTTAGCTTTATTTGCTAAACTTTCTATAAGACTTTTATTTTTTAAGTATATTTGTTTAGCTTCTAAAGCTAAAGGCGAACCTCCTTTATATTGAGGACGTATGCTATCTGATTCGTTATCGTCAAATTTAGCTCCTCTATTTCCTAACCTATCTTTTCCAAACGGGCTTTCTTGAGTATTTCTGTTTGTAGATTTTTCTTGAGGGCGGCCTAAAGGTACATTTTCATCATACCCTTCAGGAACAGAATTGTCTTGATATCTTCCTCTACCATATAATGAAGCTAAGTCGTGTGGTGTGCCATATGAACGACCAGTTACTATAGGATCATTTCCTTCTGCAGAAAGCTGTTGAACTCTAAATGCGCGCTTTTGGTCTTCAACAATTAAATCTCTATATTCTTCATATTGATCTTCACTTAAATGGAAGATATTATCGTAAATCCAATCACTAGGAAGCAATTTGGTTTCTAAGATTTTTTGAGCTAGATCCACTTTTTGGGTTAACAACGCTATTTTTTCTTGATCGTAGATGATCGAGGGCGTTGTTAAGTCTAGCTCAAAGTTTGTTAATTCTTCACCATTGTATCCTTGGGAATATAAATGCACTAATGCTATTTTATATAATTCAGATAAAACAATACGCTGAATTCTATCAATTGTGCGCGCAAACCTAATGTCTTCAGCAGCTAAAGTAGCTTTGCCTGTTAAATCTTTTTCATACCCCATAAATGCTTTTGGCACTTTAAGGGCAGCAAATAATTTTTCTCTTAGGTATATTACGTCTGTAATGCCATCAAATTGTAATCCTTGAGCAGTATCAATTTTAGTTACAGTGTCGTTGCCTCTTACTGGGATATAAAAATCCTCAAGTAAGTTTTGCATATTGTATTTTAGATTATATTGGCCTGTTTCGTGGTCAATTAATGGAGTACGTTTTAATGTTGAAATAGTTTTTTGCATAAAATTTTCTACTTCAGCAGGAGGGATAGAACCAACATTAATATAAAATATTCTTCTATCCGGACTGCGGGCTATTCTGTTAATTAGCATCGCGTCTTCCATTAGAATATATTGTTTGAATAGCCTACGAGCAGGTTCTAGATATGAACGACCATATGGAAGATAATTAACATCTGTTAGTAACCTAAAATGGGCCATTTCGTAATTATCGAAATATATAGCATTTTGATCTTTTTCAAATGTATTAGGTACACCATAATATCCTGATCCACCTGAATAGAACCCTTCAGGAGAATATTTGAATCTTACAGCATTTGGGTGTTGTGGGTCATAATTTTCTTGTCTTTCTATATGATATGCTGTATATGGAATAACATTGTATACTCCAAATTTTTCAGCTATCTCAAGTTTTAAGAAAAAATCACCATATTTATTCATTTGACGAATCCAAGACCATAAATTAAATTCAATATTTAATACATCGTAAAATAAGTTATATAATATTTTTTGTATATCTTCGTTTGAGCTTCTAATTTGAAGCACTTCTCCCATATCATTTTTTAACGTACATTCATCAGATATAATATCTAAGGCTGAGGCAATAATAGCATCATAATCCATAGTATCATAATCTGAATAGATCATGGTACGAAGGTATTGATAGTTTATATTTAATTGTTGTCCAAACAAAGAGGTAGAAGATGGAGAATATAAACGATTATATCTATCCATTATAGAGTTTGTTGCTACATCTCCAGATGTTTGGATAGAATCAACATCTATTACTTTTAATTGATTCCCCCCTTGATTACGAATGATAACGTCTGTTGAAAACAGGCGCTGTAATCGGGTAAATAGACTTTTATCTGCCATTGTTTTTTGTTATAAATATTATAGAAGCCAATTAATATTTTCTTGTCCGTATTTTGTTTCTAAAACATATGGGTTTTGGATATTATTTGGATTATATGCTCCTACTGCTGTATTTTTTTTAATACCACCAAGTGCTGCTCTAGTCATATCTAGACTTTGTTGTTGGAATTTTAATGAAGTGTCTCTTAAAAACATTCCTATAGCAAAAGACATAATTAAATCATCATTGTAACCTGATTGGGCCTCAGGTCGGCCATTTTTCCAAACAAATACTTTCATTTCTTCTAGCAAGCGTTTGGATTGTATTGTAACACTTCTATCTCCAATATATTCTCTCATTTTATTCACTACAAGAGGACGAGTTCTTAAAGACATTGTAAAACCGGGAGTCATATTTGAGTCCCCTTCATATATTTTTAGGTATGATTCTGAAGTAAGTTGATCGGATTTAGGTGAATGATATAGGTTTCTGTATCCTCTTTCAATAATAGAATCTAAAGTAGCCCACCCAATTGAAGCATTCTCTACAACAAGTAAAGCATTATTATACTCCGTAGCAATAGCAACTAGCATATAACCAAATTCTTTTGGACTCATTTGTCCCCTATATTCTGCTATTTGAGAATTTGTTGCTATATCAATCACATGGAATGCAGAAAAATCTTTACCGTCTCCTCTAGCAACGTCTGCTATTACCATATATTCTCTAGTATAATCTGCTGATTCCCATATCCACAAATTTTGGTCTGCGCCTCTGCGTTCCATTGGGTCTTTAATGGTAGTAGATTTAATAAAATCTATCCATTCATTATAGAATACTACATCTCCGGATGTGTTAAAGTCACAATCACATTCTTGTGCTGCTAGTCTAGGATCACCTAATAAATCATCTTGTCGTTTTCTCCAAGATTCATCTCGCTCGGGGTGAACATACCAAGGTAATTTAATAGGTAAAAAATCGTTGTCTGCTTGCTCTGCTCTAACCCATGTTTGGTGAAACCAGTTACCTGTTCCGTATGGCGTGGATAACACGATCGCTCCACCACCTGTTGCTAAAGTTTGTTGTGCTGAGGCCCATATTTCGCCAATGTTTTCAATAAATGCTGCCTCATCCACTAGTAGTAATGATACTGCTTCTGATCGACCAGCATCACTAGCAGCAGAGGTTGCTTTGATTATTGAGCCATTAGACAATCTTAATGATAATCTATTATTTTCTGCAGCTTCTATTTTTAACCATGATGGTAAGTTATCATACATAAACTTAACCTTGGTTACCAT